TCGCCCCGAATTTCAACCCGAAACTCACAGGAAATACCCCCCGAAACTCACGAAGAATACCCCCCGAATATCACCCACCTAAACAGTAATGAAACAGAAGGAAACAGTATTAAGCAAAAAGATGTTTTTGATAGTAGTCGTTTTAGTCCGTTTATGATGCGTAGTTGTGATCGTGTTGCAGGTGTTCTCTCTCCGTTGCAGGTGTCGGATTTGCTGAATACGTTTGCAGGCTCTTATGATTGCACTTCTGCTTATACCGATGAAATACGTGTTACACGCTGGTATGCCTTACTTGATAAAGCTGCTTCGCAGGCTGAAAGGGAAATGTAATGAGTCAGGCTATTGATTTTGAGGAACTTGTTGTGGGTTGCCTGTTAGATACTAGGGGGATTAGTTTTAGGGATGTTCAGCTTGAGCCTGATGATTTTGATTCGCCTTGGTTTAGGCAGGCTTTTGGTGTGATGCAGGCTGTTTATGCGGAGAAGGGTTTGTTGGATGTTTGGTTGGTGTTGGAGCGGGTTAGTGATCCTGTTGTTAGGCAACGTGTTTTAGATAGTCTGCAGCTAGCCTTCGTACCCGCCCATCTTCCGTTTTATGTTTCTAAGGTTGTTGAGCAGAGTGTGTCTAGGCAGCTTGTTTTGATTGCGTTGGAGAGTCAGGCTGATGATGGGGATGTGTCTGAACGTATAGATACTCTGCGTAGCAAACTTGATGCGTTGAAGGTTGTGCAGGCTGTTGAGATTCCGCATTTGGCTTGGGATCTACAGGTGATGTTGAATGATGTTTTGTCGCCTAAGGCTTTGATCAAGACTTGTTTTGCAGGTCTAAACAGCCTAATCGTAGGACTCAAGCAGAGCAGATTATACGTTTTCGGAGCTCGCCCTGGTGTAGGTAAAACGCTTGTGGGGTTGCAACTTGCTTGGGAGATTGCTCGTACTGAAGATGTCCTGTTTTTCTCGCTTGAGATGGATAAGACGGATTTGTTGAAGCGTGTTGTTGCGGGGGAACTTGATATTGATTTGGGTTTGTTGGAGAAGGGTGAACTTACTAAGGATCAGCAAGCTAAGGTTGGAGAGATGATTGCGAAGGTTGATAATCGCTTGCTTGTAGCAGATAAGGGTGGGCAGACTGTAGCTCAGTTGCGGGCGTATCTTGTTGCGGTGAAGGCTAAACGTAATGTTCAGGTTGTTGTTGTTGATTATTTGCAGTTGATTTCTGCGAGCAACCCGAAGGCTAGTGCTTATGAGAAGGTTAGTCAGATTAGCATTGATTTGAAGAACATGGCGAAAGAGTTTAACGTTGCTGTCGTTGCTCTAGCACAGCTGAATCGTAGAGTAGACAATAAACCTGATGATCGCCCTAATGCTTCGGATTTGCGTGATTCAGGTCAGATTGAGCAGGATGCGGATGTTATTGTGATGTTATCCCGGAAACAGAGTGAGCATGATGTTGCTAGAGATACAGCTATCATCAATGGGATGCATCCTGATCGTTTAGCGTTTGGGAATAAATCTCTTTTGGTTATGGATGTTGTGAAGAACAGGCATGGGGCTGTAGGCAGTTTTGATAGCGTGTTTGATGGAAGTAGAAGCCGTATAAGGGAGATACCTAATGCAAGATAATCAAGTTGAATGTTGCCGTTGCGGTTTCAAGTGGGTTGTGAACGCAGAGAAGCGGGGCAGACGTGATTTGAAGTGTATTAGCTGCAGAGTCAAACCTGCTCTAACAATTCAATACGGCAAACTGCGTTGCACCCCGCATCAAGGCTTACTAGATAACAATCTAAACCCGATAGATAGTAATGGTAGTGCAGTGTTGCCAGGGTTCAGGTTGTGTAATCATAGAGACTGCGTAAATCCTGCACATATTGTCGCACCTTAGTTCTATACTTTCTACAGCAACAAATAAAACAAATAAAACTCATTTAGAAAAGGAAAAAAGATTATGGCCGTTGTAAAAGTTTCCGGCAAAGTTTCAAAAGTATTCGGTGCATCAAATCAGGGTTTATCTCTGGTTGAGTCTTACAAGTCTGCAACAGGTGAAGATTACACACGCACTTGGACAGTCTGGTTTGCTGTAGCTCACGATGTTCCTGTTGAGTCTGAAGTAACAGTTTTTGGGCAGTTATCTACGAAGATTGAAGATTTTGAAGATAAGACTGGTAAGCCTGGTCGTAAAGTGAAGTTGGACATCAATAATGCTCAGATTGATAAGCCTGTTGCAGTAACAAACGCACCATTCTAAAATGCTCTAAACTGAATACATGAAGCAATGGATCGTAGGCTACGCTCTAGGTTTGTTGCTGATTGTTAATTCGTTGAACACAAGTCAACCCTTATCGTTCCTAAATGGTGCGGTAGGGGTTTTCTTTTGGCTAGTTATTTTGGGTGCTTACTATGGCAAGAGATAGCTTTAGTTTTACTGTTTTTGGTGTTGACCCTGCACCACAAGGATCTAAGAAATACGTTGGGAGTAGGAAGTCAGCTGCAGGTAATTTGATTCCCATGATTGTTGAGTCCAGTCCTAAACTTCCTGCCTGGAGAAAAGCAGTCAGTGAAGCGGTAATTCAGGGCATGATTGATTCTGGTGATGATAGCAAGTTTGAAGGGGCAGTAAAAGTTGAAGCAGTCTTTTATTTGACTCGCAAACCTAGCGTAAAACGAGCTTTACCTACAGTCCCACCCGATTTAGACAAAGTTGCACGTTCCCTGCTAGATGGCATTACGGCACGATCTAAGTCTGGGGAGATACTAGGCGTTTGGCAGGATGATTCACAAGTAGTCAAACTAGACATAAGTAAGGTTTATGCGGTAGGGCAGTCAGGGGTTGCCGTAACTATCACTAAATACCCCTAAATAACGCTTTATAACAGGTTTATAACGACTGCGACACGCCCATAAAATAAAGTTGCATAAAACCCTTGTTTTCCTGTAATCTAAATACATCAGCCAAACGGTTGACTAAGGACAAACAAAGGACAACAAATGAACAAAGTTATTGAAGATCTAAGAAACGAAATCAAATGGACTCGTCAGTCTATGACTGAACAGGAAACAGCTTTAGAAGAAGTCAAAACAAAGATTGCTGCAGGTGAGACTGACGTTATTGCACCAAGTTATTACCTATCATCAATTAGATATCTTGAAGGCAAAATTAGAGCTTTTGAGCGTGCCATTGATTTGGTTGAACTAGCAAAGTTAGGTGCGTAATGACTACGACTGAACTATTTTTGCAGGCAGTCAACGCCTATAAAGCGTGGATAAATACAGGCATGGATTTCGCAGACTTTACTGATTTGTATGAAGCGTGGGATAAAGCGGTTATCGCCTACATGACTGAAGCAGGTGTGAATCGTATGGTGGCAATAAATCAGATTCGTAGAGCTTTAGGGATTGTGAGTATCTAATGCTGAAATTTATTTTGCAGTTGTTTGTTGGGCTTGCAGGGTTTTTTGTGCTTGCTCATGTTGCAGGCTGGTTGATGCCTGTATTTACTAACCCAATTGTATTCGTTGTAATCGTTTCTTTGATTGGTTTGTTTGCAATCAAGATCGCAGTTAGGAGTTCTAATGAATGAGCGTATTCGTTATGAGAGTGCAGAAAGAGTGCGTGATTACTATCGTAATCAAGGTGCAGCTAAAGAACAGCAAAGAATTTTAGATTTGTTGTATGCCGAGTATCACAGAATGTTAGATGCAGGGCATAAAGCACATACAGCAGCTTTAGATTATGCAATCAAAGTGTTGAAGGAAGAAACAGAATGAGTGAGCAGTGGGAGAACGATGATGTTGTTACAACAACTTATGGATCAGTTCAGTTGAGCCTTAGACAGGCTTACAATGCGGGAGCTGTTACTGAACGTAAACGCATCGTTGATTTGTTGATGCAGTTGCCTGTGTCTGCGGATGTTTACAAGGTTATTCAAGGCTTGAAGGGTGAGAGCGTTGAGTAAAGAACCTAACGACATTCTGGTTTTGACTACCTGTAAATGTCGTGAGCATGGAACTAACTTGGTTATGAGTAGAACCTGGTTTGAAGAACAGCTTGCTAACAAGATTGAGCAAGGGGTAAAGCAGGAGCGTAAACGCATTATTGAACTACTGGAAGGGAAAGAAAATGACTGATCTAACTAAGCGGGAATCGTTTTATTTTATTGTTTCAGCGTTAGCTGCGTTAGCGGTGCTTATAACTATTCTGGCTTTTTGGGCTGAACGTCAACCTAAATGTTGGGACTTATACACAACAGAAGTTCAAGCTATTCAAGAGTGTGAGCAGTGAGATACTACAAACCATTGCCTTACCCTAAGCGTATGTTGGTGCAGGATGCTATCTTTTGGTGGCAAATCAACCAGGCTAAGAAGCGGGCAATCGTGTCTTGGCAGGCTGAAGCAGTAAACATTATGCAGATTGAAACAGGTTTCTCAAAACGTAAATGCTTTAGACTTTTAGATGAGTTAGAAAGCATTGATGACTTTTGGGATAGTAAAGGCAATAAACTAATCAAAACAGAAAGAAGAACGAAATGACTTGCACTAACTGCACTACAGAATGTAAATGTAAACACCTAAACGCAGTAAACATCTTTAGTCGTGATTATAAGGCGGGACAGATTGCTGGTAGATCTGCTGAAGCTAACCGCACTACTGATGCGTTGATTGAACTTGAACGAGCTGAAGTTATTAGCAATGCTCAAATGCAGGCGATACTTGACCTTGTGTTAGAGAAACTTGCTGATGCGGTGGATGTGGACTGATGCTTGAGTTCATTTTGCTTTTGTTGGCGATTGTTGGCGGTGGAATACTTGCTTTGATTGCTACAAGCGTTTTTGTTGCCTACATTACGCAGGCACAATACATTGATGAACATGAGTTTGGGGATAATGATGATGACTAGGGCGATAGATGAAGCTGTTGAGTTGCTTCGTGATCCTAATCTTGTTTGGGGTGCAGATTTTGACGGAATAAGATACGCCCTTGCTGATTTGCTGTTAGTTTCTGCAGCTCAAGGCGATGTTATGCAAACTCTTGCAGATAGCCTGGCGAAAAGAATTATTGAACCTTATGGGGCTAGTTATGATCCTAAGTTGGAAACTCGCTGATGCTTGAAGATTTGAGTCTGCCTGTAAAGCTCTACAGTTGCAGGGTTAGGACAGTTAGGGAAGAAATGAGTAAAGCTGATGCAGCGATACTTGAAGATGCGGTTATGAACCCTGCGTGGCCTTGTAAGACTCTACAAAATGAGTTGTTGAAACGTGAAATCAAATTGAGCGATACGGTAATCAAAAATCATAGAGAGAAGCGTTGCTCATGTTGGAAAATCTAGTTACCCCTGCACCTAAGATTGTTGCTCCTGATGGTTGGAGTCCGTCTGTTGTTTTTGATGGTGATGGTGGGGAAGCAGTTTTGCCTGCTGTTCCTGATGGTGAGTCTGCAGACATAAACGGTTTTCTAAAAGACGCAGGTATTGATCCTGATGAGATTGAGATTGTGGGAGAACCACGCATTTCTAGATGGCAGGTTGCACGACCTTTTCCGTTAGAACCTGCATGGCATACAGCTGTAAAGGTTCGTTGGCGAGCTAAGAAATCTAGTATCAATCTTCCCTTGCTTTATAGTTTGGCTAAGAAAACTAAACCGCCTGTAGTCAAACCTGTTGCACCTGGTAAGGCATTAGTTGTGTTGTGGTCAGATTTGCAGGTGGGTAAGGTTGATCATCGTGGCGGGATTGAGCAGATGCTTGCTCGTGTAGCAGAAACACAAATCAAACTAATCAAGTTAGTCAAGCAGACTAAGCCTGAACGCATAATCTTCTGCGATGTAGGGGACACTATTGAAAACTTTGGGAACGTTGCTGATTTACATCAACTTGCAACAAACGACTTATCTTTGATGCAACAAGTAGATCTCGCAACATCTTTAGCATGGGAGAGCTTGAAGCAGCTCGTAAAGTATGCCCCTGTAACTTATCTAAGCGTTGGAAGCAATCACTGCCAATTTAGAGTCAACAAGCAGAAAGTAGGTTCTGCGACTGATGACTGGGGTATTCACATTGGAAGAACTCTGGCACGACTAAGCAAGGAAGTAGGTTTAGACATAACGTTTCATGAACCCGCCAAACATGATGAGTCTTTAGCGTTTGACGTGTTCGGCAATGGTTTTCATGTCTTAGGTATGGTTCATGGGCATCAGGCAAACAGACCTGAAGGCATCCCTGATTGGTGGCGGAAGCAGTCGTTTGGTAAACAGTCTGTAACAGCTGCAACAGTTTTAGTATCAGGTCATTTTCATCATCTTAGAGTTCAAGAACTAGGATCTACGAGCAGGGGAACATCACGCTTCTGGGTTCAAGCTGCAACCTTAGACAATGGAAGCAACTGGTGGAGATTAAATAGCGGTGAAGACAGTGTGCCTGGTCTAGTGTGCTTTGAGCTACACAAAGACACAGACTTTACTGGAACGGTTTGGAAACTCTGATGCCCACTTATCTATTCATGTGTTCTAATTGTGGAACGACTAAACAAATCGTTGCAGAGATAACTGAAGAAGTCCCCACACCATACTGTGGACTTTGTGAGTTAGACATGGAACGTAAATTCGGATTACAAACTATCCGCTTCATTGGTGGCGGTTGGGGTAAGGATGCCCGATGAAACTAAAACTGATCGCTATTGCAGTAATGATCCTGAGTCTAAACCTCAGCCCAAATACTGTGCAGGCAGAACAACAGCCTATAAAGCCTATAGTCGCAGCTAAGACAGACTTTGTAGCATTAGCTCTACTGGATGCCAGAGAGATCAGAGTCCAGGCTAAACGAGATAAGTTGAAGCGTGTAGTCAACTATCTAACAACAAGGGTTCATAAGACTGCTTATGTCTTTTCAGGATCAACAATTGCAGGTTGGGACTGTTCAGGTATGGTTCGTTATGCCTATAAGCGTATGAACATAGTTCTTCCACATAGTGCGGATAAACAAGCACACGTTGGGGAAAGAGTTAGCAAACCTAGAATCGGGGACATTGTTGTTTTCGCTTATCAAGGTTCAACAAACTTCTATCACTCTGCAATCTATGTTGGAGAGGGGCTAATCGTTCACGCTAACCTGCTCTATAAAACAACAGTGATTCAACCGCTATCTGATTTCAAGAACTCACAAATCAGGTTCGTTAGAGTTATCCAATGATTAGAGAAGTGTGCAGCTGCGGTGCAGAGTTTGAAACAGATGATCGTGATGCAATTATCCTGGTCAAGAACTGGCGAAAGACACACAAGCACACAGACAAGCCTTCAACGCCCGATACAAGCGTTGTACAGATACAATCAGATAGTCAGGTCGCATTAGGTTTTCAAGCTCTCTACGACCAATACAATGACCCTTTAGACGAATAGAAAGAACACAAATGCAACCTACGCTAACCATCGGTAATGCCCAGATTTATCAAGGAAATAATCTTGAAGTCTTACCTACGCTTGCTGATAACAGCGTTGATGCGATTGTTTGCGACCCACCCTACGAACTAGGGTTCATGGGTAAGTCATGGGATAGCTCTGGTATTGCTTATAGCGTTGAACTCTGGCAGGAATGTCTTAGGGTTCTAAAACCTGGAGGTCATCTCTTGGCGTTTGGTGGAACTAGGACTTGGCATCGTCTAGCTGTTGCCATTGAAGATGCAGGTTTTCAGATTAGAGACAACATTGCTTGGTTGTATGGATCAGGCTTCCCTAAATCACACAACATTTCTAAAGCTATAGATAAAGCTGCTGGAGCTGAAAGAGAAGTTTTAGGCAAGAGCAATAGGCATGGTGGCGGAACTATGCAAGGACATTCATTTCAGGTATCGCCTGTAATTCCTGACATTACTGCTCCTGCTACTGATGAAGCTAAACAATGGGATGGTTGGGGGACAGCCCTGAAACCCGCTCACGAACCGATTGTTGTCGCTCGTAAACCTGTTGAAGGAACTGTTGCTAATAACGTTTTGACTTATGGAACAGGGGCGTTAAACATTGATGCAACACGAATAGGCACTGAAGTTATTAGTGTGCATAATGCACCTAAAGGAACTTTTGCTGGTGGAGATGCTGAACGTGGATCTGATACAGATAGTTATAGACAGCATGAAGGGCGTTGGCCTGCGAACATTATCCTAGACGAATACACAGCCGAACTACTTGATGAGCAAGCACCAAATGTAGGTGGTGCAAAAGGTGCAAGACATCATAAAGGCACTCCAGACATAACTCCTGCAGGTCACAAATGGGGGCTAAAACCTACAACAACATACGGTCATGATGATTCTGGTGGGGCGAGTAGGTTCTTCTATGTTGCTAAAGCTTCTAAGCGTGATCGCAACGAAGGCTTAGACGAACTAGAAGAAACTAAAGTTGGTTCTTTCAATGGTAATGCAATACAAGCTGATGGAAATAAAATAGGTGCTAATC